CCAGTAGTCAAAGCGGGTCAAAGCTTCGGCCTTGCCCTTGCTCGGAGTCATAACGACTTGGCCTTCGCCGTATTCGTAGCCATCGGCAGCAAGCTTTGCACGCGGGTACTTGGAAGCCATGTAGTTGTTCCAATCCCAGCGGATGTAAGACAGAGTGAAGATGGTTTCAAGCTGGCGATAAGAATTGTCTTCAGCACCCGCAGCGTTGCGCTTGTAGGTCGTTACCGTGCGGCGCAAGTAAACCGTGCCATCGCTTGCGGCGTTCAGCAGAGAACCGCCAGCGGTCAGCATGGCGTTTTCCGCATTCAGGCCCTTGCGGTCGGCCATAGCCGGAGCCACAACGCCCTTGATTGCAATGTTGCCCAGCGGCATTGCCGGATCGGATTCTGCGCTGGCCGCAATGACAGCGGCACCAGCGGAAGCGATAACAAACGCGGGCGACGGAGATTTTTCAAGCGGAAGGTCAACAACAACCTGGCTGTTGAGCGATGCAGCGGTGTCAAGCGCACCAGACAAGTTGTCGCCAAAGATGCACACGCCGGTCTTCTGGTTGGTTGCGCTCCAACGGTTAAGCAATTCATCTTTAATGGAAGAAATGCCACCCTGGAAGGCCACAACGATAATGTTGAACCATTGTGCCTGAATGTTTTCAATCACTCCGGTCACGGACGGATCACCAGCGCCGCCGGTCATGTAACCGGTGCCAGAAATACCGACACCAGCCGGAAGCACATCGCCAGCGGCGTAATTCACGCGGATGTCGATGGAATTGCCAGCCGTGCCACCGTTCTTTGCGGTAAACACGACCGTGTTGGTGCTTTCAGCAGCGGTGACAGGCATCTGTGCCGTCACGGCGCTTGCGATAGCTTCGGCAATGTCAGCAGCAGCATCGCCAGCGGCAACCGGCACATAAACCACTTCGCCACCGACATAAAGCGTGATGGTACCGCCAGCGGTTGCGGGTCCGGTGATGGTCAAGGTCTTCGTGGCCTTGGTCGTACCGTCTGCAACACCAGCCACCCACAGCGGCATCAATTGATTATTCTTGCGGAAGGCGCGTGCCATCAAAGCAGCCTGGGAACCCTTACCAAACAAGATGTCAGCTTCGTCGTCGCTGAAAATCTGCACCGGCAAATCGGCGGTCGCGGTGCCTTCGGATGTCATGCTGCCAATCAGCAACACAGCCCACGGCATGATGCCGGAACCGGCAGCAGCGCTATTGTCGAATTCAGTCCAGAAGCCAGGAACGAGAAGACCATTCTGAATTTCGTTAAAAGTCATTTAATGACCTCCAATTTCTGTATCAAAAACCATAGGTTCAAAAGTTTCGCCGTTGTTTTCCTGTTGGACCCGCAATTGCAAGCCGCCGGATGTAACGACTTTTTGACCGGCATTGTCAGCAATCACATCTTCGGTATTGTCAAATTCAATATCGGTGTGCATCACGCGCCAATCATTCAAAGTTTCACCAGATCGAGTAATAGGTTCAAAGCGCCAGGTGGCGGTGAATGTCACGCTTTGCGCCCCTTTGTCGGTTTCGCCATCCCCATTCAAAGTCTTATCGACACTTTTCAAGACTACATCTTGCGAAGCAACCTTTTCTTCAATGAACCAGCGCGGTCGCGGATAGCTTGTAATAGCATCCACTACACCGCCGGTCACGATGTCGATGATGTCTGCAATCGTATAAAGCACGCCATCAACGTGAGCGGAAGAAACGACCACCACATCGACAACAACATCGGTATCGACTTTGTAATATTCTGGCGATGTGTCTTGTGTATCAAACGAACTTGAATTCGTATATACAGCAAGAAAACATTTTTCTTCATTCCATGCGCGTTCGGTGCGGGTGTCGTAAACACGATTTTCAACAAACGGAATGTCGGCGGCTTTCAGCTTTTCGACAAAAGCCTTGCGAATTTCGTTGACAGTCATCATCGTCGTATTCATCAAGCCACCTCCATTTCGTAAGTAATGGAGCCGTCTTTTTCGAACACGTAATCACGCACTTCGTACACTCCGGCATCATGCAGCGGCGTACACTCCAGAATGAACTTGTCGCCCTTGTTAGGACAACGGCCAGGAAGAGATGCGGAACTGACAATGAGGCGCGGGCGATGGCTTATAGCCTCGACTTCCGCGCCAATGGCAGCGCCGTCAAGAGAAGGTGCATCGAAAAGCGCACTCATTGGATATTCCACGCCATTGCGGACAAGGGTGACGCGCTCCCCGAAATCGCTTTCGGAGAGAAAGACATCATCCATGTCTTGCAAAAGCTGGTCCTTGAATTCGTGCGCCATCGAACACATTCCTTGCGGTTGATTACAGCACCTTGGCGGACACGATTGCACCGCCGTTGACAGGTACGAACAACGGGTGAGATTCGAGTTCGCGCCAGCGAATCTTACCGCCTTCGACCCATTCCCATGCGTAAGTCTGGGTCTTGTTGATGGTACCGTTGGCACCATCGAACACGGCACCATAATGCATTTCGAAGCGGCGGTCGCCACCAATGAGAATCACGCGGTCCGTCGGCATCACCGGCTTGTTTGCCTTTTCGCCTTCGTTCCAGTAGTATTCGTCATAGGTGTAAAGTTCGATGCCTTCGCTGGTGCGGCCCTGATAGGTAACGCCAGGGAACATCTGGTCTTCACGCGGTTCGACGTAGCCAAGATTGATGCGGCGGTTGTTGAATTCTTCAAGAACGCTCTTGTTCTTGATGAAAGCGTCCCAAGCCTGACCGCCAAACACAGCGGTACGGACAGAGGAACCACCATTCAGCACAACCTTTTCGCGAGACTGTTTGCGGATCCATTCAAGAGGATTGCTGTTTTCAGCATCGAACTTGTCGGCAGATGCAACGGAGAAAATGTTAGATGCCGGAATCGGAGCGTTGATGTCGTTACCAACACCAGTCTTCACCTTGCCGGTAGAAAGAATTTCGACGATTTGCTGTTCTTCACGGCGTTCAATAGAGCGCTGCAAGTCAAGCATATCTTCGATGACAAGACCGCTCATATAGCTTTCGTTGGAAGCGCTTTCGGCGCTGATGTCAACGATGGCCTGACCAGGAAGGCGAACTTCAAGATCCTTGGCGGTGATGTTGCGCTTTGCGCCAACCTTCGGCGGCGTGAAGGTGATGGTGTCGTAACCATCGCGGGCAACGAACTTGCCGTCTTCTTCATCGCGCACGTAAGGTGCGAGATAGCGGGTTTTCTTTTCCACATCAATCAAGAAAGATTTGGTGCGGTGGGTAATCGTCGAACACATACGGCGGAAAAACGCCTGGGGACGATAAGCGAGAACGAGCGCACGGCTCAGTTCAACCGGATTGCTGGTATTGATATTTGCCATGGTTGATTCTCCTTAATTTTCACCTTCAACGACATCGACGGCAAAGATGCAAGCGTCGAGCATATTGGTGTACTGGTCGGCAAGCGTATCGGAGCCGCCAAAGGTGAGCTTGGATTTGTTGAAACAGCCGGTGTAAGCAACGGCAGCCTTGCCAAGAGAACCGTTTGCAACGGTGATGTCTTCAAGAAGCACGGCGCGTGCAACCTGTGTGCCATCGACTGCGGTGTGGTCGGCAGCGAAGAATTCGCCGGTGGAAGCATCAGCCGGTGCGGTGGCCTGGGTCTTGCTTCCGATGGTGAGCGTCAAGCCGGTCTTGTCCATGCTGATAGTCACGGAACCGGACCAGGTGCCAACAGTCTTGGCTTCGAGATAGAAGCGATCGTTGGTCTTGTCGGAAATAGCCGTGAAGCTGCAAGTGGAATCGGCGTTCACTTCGGCAGCGAGGCTGTCAAGAATTTCGTCGATGGTGTGGTTGTCACCGGATTCCGTCGTGTCGATGGAATAGGTCTGTTCGCCGATGGTCACGGACACGGTACCGGCGGCAGCGGTGATGCTGGAAAGGCCAAAATACCACTTGCCCTTCGCGCCGTCGCTGACGGACTTGAAGCCAAGCACGCAACCGGCCTTGAGGTCCTGATTACCGCCGATGGTGACGGTATCAATCTGGAGCGGGAATTTGCCCGCAATCAAGTTTTGGTAATTAGTCATAGCTTACCCCTTTTTGTTGTAATATTTGTCTGCGACACTTGCGCAAAGAGCCTTCAGGTCCTTTTCAGCGTTCACATCGCCAGCGGTTGCGCCACCAACGATTCCATTCTGTGCAGAAGCCTGTGCTTCAAGACCGGCCTTCACGGCGGCAACCTGTTCAGCGGAAAGACCCTTGGTCAAATCCGTTTCTTCATTTTTGGCAGCTTCGGCGGTTGCCTGGGCGACAGATGCAGCAGAAGCCTTCATCTGTTCCTTGGCCATGCCAAGAGCTTCAGCGGTCAACGCATCGATGGACTTTTCGCCATCAATCATTTCCTGAATCTTGGCTTCGTCAACTGCGAGGCCCGCAAAAATACCCTTGACGGCATTTGCGCGTGCCTTGTATTCCTTTACAGCCTGGGCCTTGATTTCGGCTTCGGTCTGCACCGGTGCCGCATTTTCAGCAGCGGCGGCTTGCGCTGCGGGATTCTGATTTTTCATCATTACCTCGGTTGTTGTGTTGTTAATGCCCGAAATACGTTTCATTTCGGCGCACATATCTTCAAAAGACATCACTGCATCAATCAAGCCGGCATCGACAGCAGCCTGGCCGACAAAATTGCCACCCTGTCCAAAGTTCTTGATAACTTCATCGGCGGTATAGCCACGGTTTCGGGCCACAGTATCAATGAACACTTTTGCAAGAGCGTCAAGTTCAGCGCGGATCACCTTCTCGCCGTCGCTGGATTCCGGATTCGGATATTTATTCGGCGAATAAGACGAAACGATGGTGACAAATTCCTTTTCGGCACCGCGTTCGAACTGGGCCAAAGTTCCGATAGAACCAACAATTCCGGATTCGGAAGCATAAATCTTTTCGCAAGCGGATGCCAGCCAATAGGCACCGCTTTGCATCTGGCCGCCGGTGCGGGCTACGATTCCGTAAAGCTTGCGACCACGGCACTTGAAAATCTTTTCAGCCAAATCGCTGCAACCGTTTACAACGCCACCAGGAGAATTGATGTCAAGAACGATGCCAAGAACATTCACATCGTTCATGCAATCATCGAGAGCGGCCTGGATTCCGTCATAGTAGTCGCCATAAAGGCCACCCCACCAATTCGGAAGCGCACGATAGCCAAGCGGGCCGTCAATGTGGATGACGGCAATTCCATCTTCGTGATGCGAAATGTTGTTGCGATAGTCGATTTCGCCATCTTCTTTGCGGCTGGTGTACCAACCATCTTCGTCTTGGCTGTAATGTACAGAAGACGATACCAAGCGTTCCACGGCTTCTTGCGCCATGGCAAAGCGGGTGGTCAAATCCAATGCAACTGTTTTCTTTTTCTTCGCCATATTTACTCCTACAATGCGCTTTCGCTGACATCATCCGTCGAGACGGAGAACGATTCGCTTTTGTTGATAAGGCCCGGAGCGGGCAAATCCTTTTCTTTGCGAAGCTTCTGTTCTTCGCTCAAACCATCCACGACAACCTCATATTCACCGCCATTGATAGCG